TTGGCCACGTGCGTACAATCTCATCTGGAACGATTGGTTCCGTGATGAAAACCTACAAAATAGTGTTACTGTAGATCTGGGCGATGGCCCAGATACTGCTTCAAATTACACATTATTAAAGCGTGGAAAACGCAAGGATTACTTTACAAGCGCACTACCTTGGCCACAAAAAGGTGCGTCTGTTACTTTGCCTTTAGGCACACAAGCTCCCGTATATGGTACGGGTCAAGCTTTGAATTTGTTCAAGGGATCCGGAACATTCGGATTAGGTACAAATTCTTCTCAAGTCTTAACTGGTCGTTCAGACTTCTTCAACCAACCAGCGGGCACCGTATCCGGTGGTGGTTCTACTATGGGCGCCGATACTGCTGTCGGCGTAGTTCAATCAGGAAATTCAGGACTATATGCTGACTTATCTGCTGCGACTGCTGCAACAATTAACCAATTACGCCAATCATTTCAAATTCAAAAGCTTCTCGAAAGAGATGCTCGTGGCGGTACTCGATATACTGAGATTATCCGCTCTCACTTTGGCGTTATCTCTCCTGATTCTCGCTTGCAACGGCCTGAATACCTCGGAGGCGGTTCGACACCGATTAACATTAATCCGATTGCTCAAACAAGTGCTACAGGCCAAACTGGCGCATCTACCCCTCTGGGCAACCTTGCTGCTATGGGTACTGCCTTGGCTCATAATCATGGATTTAGCCAATCATTTACTGAACATGGTGTAATTATCGGTCTGGTATCAATCAGAGCCGATTTAACTTACCAACAAGGTCTCCACAAAATGTGGAGCCGTTCAACTCGTTATGATTTCTATTTCCCAGCATTTGCTATGCTCGGCGAACAAGCCGTATTAAATAGAGAAATCTACGTCACTGGCGATAACACACAAGACGAAAGTGTCTTTGGTTATCAAGAAAGATGGGCTGAATATCGTTATAACCCATCTCGCATCTCATCATTGTTCCGTAGTACTGCATCTGGAACAATTGATGCTTGGCATTTAGCGCAAAAATTTACTGCGCTGCCAACATTAAACAATACGTTTATTACCGAGAATCCACCAGTATCTCGTGTAGTAGCCGTAGGCGCAGCTGCCAATGGGCAGCAATTCATCTTTGATTCTTTCTTTGATGTTAAGAAAGCAAGACCAATGCCTATGTACTCTGTACCTGGCTTAATTGATCATTTCTAATCATGGGATTAATGAGTGCCGGACTCGGCATATTAGGGGGCGTTGCTGACTTTATAGGTCAGCAACAAGCCAATCAAAAAACTTGGGATATTTCCCAAGCGTCTAATATTGCCAGCGCTGAACAAGCGCAAAAACAGCGTGACTGGCAACAAGAAATGTCTAATACCGCTTATCAACGTCAAGTTGAAGATTTAAAAAAAGCGGGTATAAACCCCATGCTCGCTGCCCAATCAAGTGGCGGAGCATCTACTCCCTCTGGTGCCGTAGGTCAAGTACATCCGGCCAGAGTGGAAAGTACAACAAAAGGAATAACTCAATCAGCTGTTGGCGCTGCCAATCTAGTAGCTGATTTAGAACTAAAAAAAGAAACTGCGGACCGTGAACGGGCCCAAACAACCGCAACTGAGAAACAGGCTCAATATACAGACGCTTTAACTGCGTCTGAAGTAATGCGAATGCCTAATATTTCTCAGGAATTCAAGCGGTTATACGCTGAGACATTATTAAAAGATGCCCAGCGTGAACAAACTTCAGCAGAAACAACAAGGACAATGTATGAAATGCCAAAGGCTATGGCTGAAGGCAAATATTACAAAACCTTCGGTTATGCTCCATACGCTTTAAGGGATGTATCTCAAGGCGTTGGTTCAGCCTCTTCAGCCGTAAGAGCATTATCATTATTCAAATAGGAAAAAAAATGAAAACACTTTTTTTACGTACACCATATAACTATGACAAAGATGCTGCGTCAAATGAGTCAGGGTTGCATTGTGAGGATGCTTCCCTGGCTCAGCAGCATTTTAAAGACGAAACGGATATTAATAATATCCTTCGTCAATTTAACATTACAGGGCTTTTACCTGAAAGCCCATTATCGCCACGTTATGGCGATTTCACCGGCATATCTGACTACCAGTCAGCCCTTAATGCCGTTATCGCTGCAGAAAGCGAATTTGAAGGCTTACCAGCCCAAATTAGAGCTCGTTTTAACAACGATCCAGAGGAATTGATCAATTTCCTCGCAAACAACGAAAACTTAGATGAGGCTATTTCACTCGGCCTCGTCGATAAAAAAATCGAGGCAAGCGTTCAACAACCTGTTGAAAGTCCCTCGCCAAAAGCGGTCGAATGACCGCAAGCACAGTTACTTTACTTGATGTAACTGTGCTAGGTGACACCAAACCACTAAAACTTGATCAACTAAGGCCAAATAAAATGAAAGTACTGCACCGCAAAAGCATGTCAAAACATAAACATGCTAAAACTTTCCGTAAACATGGAAAAAAAACTAAAAGCGCAAATGTGCGCTCTAGTCCCCAGCGCGGAGGCTGGAGACTTTAATAAAGTCCCAGACCACCTCACATGGCCTGTTATCACCCAATATCCGCTGGACTCAGCGGATACTCAACCAACTTTGCCACTGGCAAAGTCTATCGTCGTGTCATTTTTAAAGCAAATGACCCCGACATCGTTCAAGCCGTGTCATTGCCATGTGGTCAATGTATCGGCTGTCGCCTGGAACGTTCCAGGCAATGGGCCATGCGTTGTATGCATGAAGCCCAATTACACGAATCTAACTGTTTCATAACTCTCACTTATGACGATACACATCTCCCAAGCGATCAATCGCTACATTACAGAGACTTCCAACTCTTTATTAAGAGACTCCGAAAACGATATCCAGATAAAAAAATTAGCTACTATATGGCTGGAGAGTATGGCGAAAACTTCGGCCGACCTCACTACCATGCCTGTATCTTCGGACTCGACTTTTATGATAAGAAATTATGGAAACGGACTTCCTCTGGTTCTCTCATATATAGATCCAAAGACCTTGAAACTCTCTGGCCATTTGGTTATTCCTCCATTGGAGATGTTAACTTCGAGTCAGCTGCGTATGTGGCTCGCTACATTATGAAAAAACAAACCGGTAAAGATTCTCAAAAACATTACCAGTATTCCGATCTGGAAACTGGTGAAATAGTCCAAATGACGCCTGAATTTAACAAAATGTCCTTAAAACCTGCTATAGGACTTAACTGGTATAAAAAATACAAAAATGATGTATATCCGCATGACTACGTCGTATTACGAGGTCAAAAAATAAAACCACCAAAATACTATGATAATTTGTATAAAAACGACAGTCCATACGAATATGAACAAATCATTGCAAACCGTGAAAACGGTGCTAAACTAAATCACGCAGACAACACTTATGACCGACTGGCCGTTAAGGAACAAGTCGTAAAAGCTAAGCTGCGTAAACTAAAACGAACCCTCACTTAAGGAAACCTCATGAAATTAACTTTATGTTCTGTTAAAGACCGCGCAGCGGATGCTTATGGCAGACCTATGTTCGTACCTAGCTCCGGCGTAGCAATCAGGAGCTTTTCAGATGAAATCAATCGTGCTTCTGATGACAATCAGCTTTACAACCACCCCGACGATTTCGATCTATATGAGTTCGGAGTCTTTGACGACAACTCTGGGCAGTTCGATATCTATGAACAACCTAAACTTTTATCACTTGGTAAACAAGTGAAAATAACAACTTAAAACAAACCGAGGAGAAATGGAAACATTTCTCCCGGAATAACTTAAAAGGTTAAATAACATGCATCGCAATAAATCGGTAAACCTTCACCAATTCACATCAATACCTAAAGCGGACATACCACGCTCAAAATTCGACTGTCAATCAACTCACAAAACAACATTCGACGCTGGTTATCTAGTCCCTGTATATGTAGACGAAGTATTACCTGGCGATACATTTAACCTAAACATGACGGCTTTCGCCCGTCTGTCTACACCGCTATATCCAATCATGGACAACATGGTTATGGATAGCTTCTTCTTCTTTGTCCCGAATCGCCTAATTTGGTCAAATTGGCAAAAATTTATGGGACAACAAGCAAACCCAACTGATTCAATCAGTTATGTAATCCCTCAACAGGTGTCACCTACCAATGGCTATGCTATTGGATCTCTGCAAGACTATATGGGCTTGCCTACTGTTGGACAGGTAAACTCTGGAGCAACAGTCTCGCACTGTGCCTTTTGGCCACGTGCGTACAATCTCATCTGGAACGATTGGTTCCGTGATGAAAACCTACAAAATAGTGTTACTGTAGATCTGGGCGATGGCCCAGATACTGCTTCAAATTACACATTATTAAAG